TTTGTGTCGCCAATGGTGACGCTGTCGTTGCTGCCATCGAACGACAAGCCTGTGCCTGTGTACATCTTCGCCGAATTGCCTTCGGGCGAACTGTCGGGCAAGCGATTGGTCGTACCATCATAAGGGATTGGCGTGAACTTGTGCCACATGACAAGCCCACTTGTGACTATCTGCGCAATTTTGGCTGTTATCTTGTTAAGCCTTAATTTCAATCCAAGTGCTGGCATATCTTAAATTTTTTATGCGACTTGCAAATAAATTTCGATGAACAAACTTTTTGGCGCTGTGCCTGTGATGGTGTCAATGTTGAAACGCAGGGCATCGCTTGTTGCAATCTCACCGTTGGACGGATAAATCGTCCCGGACAACACGGCAGCGGATGTCGTTATGGTTCCAATGGTGGTGAATCCGGCGGACGTATCTTCCAGCTGGATGTAACATTTGTTTCCAGCTGTGCCGGGATCGGTCAGCCTCCAATATATTTTGTAAATTTCGTAGGTGCTGTAATCTGCCGAAAAGGAATAAAACAAATCCCGGTATCCTGCTGTCCAATCCACATCGTATCCAAACACAGTAAATTGCTTGGCATGGCCAAACTGCGGCAGCATCCCCAACGTTTCTTCGTTGTTGGCGTTGTATAGGATTCCGCCAAGATTGTATACCAGCCCCACCTGTGGCGTAGGATGTGCGCTCTGGACAACACGAAGTTTGCCATCCGTGGAAACGGCAAGCCTGGGATATGTATAGCTTGCATTGTATGCCTGCAAGCCATCCCCATCGAAGCGGATGCCTGCCGTGCTGCCATCGCCTGCATTGATGTTGGTCTCCAGGACCGTGTCGTATCCTTCAATCGGCCATTGCTCTGCATTCGTGTTGTCTATCTCCCATCGCTGTTCGTATACGTCCCACCAAGTGGAATTGTCCACCGTTGCGGATGGCAATGCCGTTCCACCCGGCTGCGCCAATGTCCAATTCTGCGGGCTTTGCATGACGTAAGAATCGCTTGGCATATCTGTTGGCAAATAGCCAGCGACAGCGATGGACGTTGCGCCCTGCACATTGGTAGTGGTGACTGTCAGATTGTGGCTTGCCCCTGTGAATGGATTTACGATGGTGACGTATTCGCCTTCTTGAAATACTCCTTCGTTGACAGGATTGTTCAAGGCAATTGTTGTCACGGCACCTTTCACTATGCTGTTGCTGGTGGTGACAGCAGACATTACTTGTCCTATAACGCCGCCTGTATTGTATTCGGATGTGTTGTTGGCGGGATCGGCAAAAGACGATGGCGTTTGAACAGGATTAAAGGGATTCTTCCCATCATTTATATTTATGCCGATCGGTTCCGGCGCTTCCACCACGATGTCTGCCGAATCACGATTGATAATGACCCATGTGCCGGACCATTCGTCCGTTCTTGCCGTCAGCGAGCCACCCAAGAATATGTAATGCGCAGAAGACCAGCCAAGCCTGGTTCGTGCATCGAAAGTTCCCTTGATTGTCCCGGACCACTTTTCGACAGGTAGCTGGGATGCTATCAAAACTTGCTTGCAAAGAAGGTCTATTAAAGATGTATAGCTTGTGGACCCAACCCCATCCCGCCAAAGGCTGGATGTCTTCCAGGCTGTGCCATCGTATATCTCCAGTTTGTTGATGTCGCCTGCGGCAAACCTGTCACCAATTCTGAAATTGTAGTCCTTCTTTGTGCTATTTTGGATGCCATTCGTGCTTTTGGCAACGTGCTTCAGCACAGTAAATTCCTCTGCAAAATTGCCTGCATATAGGTGCCGCACATATGGCTGGTTCGCTGTCCACGCCATGCTGCCATCGTATACAAATTCGCCTGTGGCCATGCTGCGAAAGCCCTCGAACGAAACCTTAAAGCTGACTTGGCCGCCATCCGGCACGACAGGCGTATTGATTGTCACGCCAGCTGTATGTACCATTGTGCCAGCCCCAGGCGTTGGATAAGGATAGGCAAATTGGTATCGGCTGATGGTGCTGACCCATTCTGCATTGCCATAATTGATTGACGTATACGAAAGGTCATCTATGTTTCGCCGCAGATAGTTTGTGCCGACCCGTAGTTCAATTGAAAATATGGCATAAACAGCCTGGTAATTGGCTGGGAAGGTATATTCCCTGCTCAAATTAAAATTGATAAGCAAAGTGCTGACAGCAGATGGATTCAAGTCAAATGTGCTGTCGCTAAAATTGCTGCTTGTATTGCTCCAGGTTCCAAAAATGTAGTTGCGCCAATGTTCACCATTGAAGATTGCATTGACCTCTCTCACGGGCGGGAAGTAGGTGTATTCGCCACCCACAATCTTGGCATTGGTAGCTTGGTCTATGTTTAAGGTGTAATTTACAGAAGCGTGCGAAAGGTAGGTGCCAGCGTTGTTGTATCTAATTTCAGCAATGGACGGATTGTGCCTTTCAGTTATCTGCTCAATTCGCCATACGCCATTGGACTGATATATCCTTGCGCCAAAGATTTCGCAAATGTTGTTGACCACGTCAAGGCAACTTGCATAGGTCACAACGCCATTGCTGTCAACTGAATAGAATGCTTCGTGGCCTACCCGTGTCAGGTCAATCGGATCGTCACCTGCCCCATTCGCCATGTCCTTTTCGTGCCACTCCACCACAGTCACCAATGCCACATCGCTGGCAGTTGTGAAGGCATCCAATGTGCCAAGCTTGCCTAAAGCAATGTAGATGTGTTCCAGCAAAGTTGCCGTTCCTGTATACGGCACATCCGAATTGCTGTAATCCAACTTGTCCAGCAATCCCAAGCCGTCCAATGCCACCAGCTTTAAAATTGGTCTGCTGTTGCGACTGATGTCCTGGAAGGTGCCGATGTCGCTGACCAATTTGCCGTACCAAAACAGGCTGCCGTCCCTTGTCACTTTCACCGTAAACCTATCTTCGTTGGCTGTGACCAGGTCCTGCTGCAATCCTTCTACCTGGGCATCGTCAGCTATCACGTCAAATTCCAAACGGCTGGCGTTGACTGCCTTAAAAAGTTCACCCGAACTGTTGTCGTATGAAAGGTCAAATCCATTGGGGCCACAGACAAATTCATGGCTGCTGCCGGAATAGTCAGCATCGTATATTTCAATCACATACGTGAAGCCCTCAAGACTTAAAATATTTTCGCTATTGAAGCGTTTCGCCATTATTTTTTGTTCTTGATCAATTCCTTGATTTCCTTGAGATTGACCTCAATTTGTTGCAGCCTCAAAAGCGTTTCGTCCTTCGTTATGTACTTATGTTCAAAGCCATCAATCCTGCCTTCCACTTTGTCGATGCGAACCGAATTGTGCTGCGTCACGCTTTCCAATGTCGTAAACTTGCCTATAACGAAACTTGTCAAGGCAATGATGCTGCCTGCTATTCCTATCAAGTAGTAGCTATTCCGGTTCTGTTCAAAGTTGTTCATGCCGCAGGATTAAAAATGGCCGGGCAATGCCCGGACCACAATATATAAATCACACAAAGATAATTTTTTCAATCCTCATTTGCTTCTCGTGCCGTGCGCAATCCAACGGGCTTGAAGATTTTGTCGTAAGCCGATGTCGTAAGAATGTAGCTGATGGCATAATTGATTAGTTGCGCAATGTTGAAGTTCTCACCGGACGCAGCATGGTAGGTGACAAAACCAAGAATCAATGTGCATCCGATTGCCAAAGCCCGGATGTGCTTGTTCTGCAATTTCTTTAGTCCTGGAATCATGTAGCTAAAATAGGTGATGACAAGCAACAAAGCGGAAAACAATGCTTCTTCTGCGCCAATAAGCAGGTTGACGTTTACGTTGCCATCCACGACAGGATTTGCCACCAGCGTTGTATCGACCTGGGCAAATGCTGCAAAGGAAAAAAGGGAAAGAATAATCGTTGTAACTGTTCTCATTTTATTTATTTTTGCGTTGCAGATTTCTCATGATTTAATGTGTGTGTAATAACTTCAAGCCCTACAATGGTAGGGCTTTTTTTATGCTCCATACCGACTGCGATTGCGTTGGGCAGATTCCAGGACCACCAGCAAATCGCTGCCTGCTATGCGCACCGTCCCTGTCAATTGACCATTGCCGCCGCCAATCATGTCCTTTAATTTGGACAATGGGGCAATGACTTCGGGATCGTTTACAGCGCCAGGATTATCACCGACCATTGCCAATTGTGGACCATACACCAATCCACCTTGCGCAAAGGCAGGCACCTTCAATCCCTTCAATAAGCGATTAAAAAGCACACCAGCAGCAGCACCTGCCGCTCCGCCCACAGCAAGACCCAAAGGTCCAAGCGTTTGCAGGCTTTTGGAAACGACAGCAGCAACGCCTTCCATAATGTATTTGCGCACTACGTCTGCGGCGGATTTCAAAGCGGCTTGCCCTAATTTTTTGAATGATGTTTCGCCGGATGCAGCCAGGTCCATCATGCTTTTGGATGCCTTTTCTGCCGCCTCATCCATCGTCTTTCCCCAATTGCCAAAATATTGCGCCATCCCCTTAAAGCTTTCTTCAGTTGAAGTGGATGTTTCCAGGACCTCGTCCTTCACAACTTTGAACTTCGGCGCAAGCAAATCAAGTTCTGTGTTCAGCAATTTGTAGCGCTCAATCAAAGGCTTCAGCAATTCATCGCTTGGGCTTACACCATTGTCCAGCAAATCTTCAATTGCCGTTTTCAATGCTTTGCTGCGTTCCTTGTTTGCTTCCTGGACATCTCCATACACCTGCTGCCTGGCTGTAATGCCTTCATACGTCTTGTCTAATTCAGCAAGTATCTTTTGCGTTTCCTTCGCTTGCTTCTGCTCCTCGGTTTCACCACCACCGCCGCCGCCTCCGCCGCCATTGCCTTTTGGCTTTTGACTGTCCATTTCAGCCAACACCTTCAGCCTTTCCCGCATGGCTTGCATTTCCTCCTCGATAGCACCTTTCGTTTGGCTATATGCGTTTGCCTCCAATTGCTTTTGCAACAGGACATTTTTGCCGCCCGTCACAACATTCGCAAGAAATCCGATGGACTTTTCCAGCATGGAAAGTTCTGCCCTTCCTTCGCCAAGTTTCAAAGTGTTCAATTCACCTTGCTTGGCAGTCAATCCTTGTAGCAATGCTTCAGCCTCGTACTTTCTTTCAAGCATGGCAATGTATTCATCGCCCTGCTTGATAAGTTCCTGGTTTATTCCTTTCTCCGCTTCCAGGCCACCAAAATATTCGGCATTGATTTCCTTTAGCCTGCTCATCGCCTCCGCACGTTCCTTCTTACTTTTCGTTTCATCGTTCACCGTTGCAATCAAGCCTTTGACCTCAACCTGTTCCTTGGCCACATTTTCGCCCGCCGATTTTGCCGCCTCTGCCAAATCCTTTGTTGCATCTGCGCTTCGCTGTGTTACTGTTTTGTAATGCTGGAATGCCAACGCCACGCCAGCCACGACAGCAGCAAATGCGCCAAGTGCCAATGCCTGTTTTGCTGCTTTTAAATTTACAAAAGCAGTAGTGGCTTCCATTACCTTCAGCCTTGTCGTTACAAGTGACTTAATCAAATCCCTGCCTGTATCCACGACCCTCGCCGCAATCGCAAAGTATCCGCTCTTGATTTTCAGATAGGCGTTCCAAGCAAGAATTGCCAAGCCAATATTTAGCACCAATTTTTTCGTACCATCCGACAGGCTGCCAAACCAATTGACTGCCTTGCCAATTGTGTCGGCAAGATTGGAAAGCACTTCTTCCAGCTTGTAGGTTTCGTTTATTGTGTCGCCCAATTGCTTTAAGGAAAGCCTTACAGATGCGCCAAAATTGGTAATGCTGTTCGCCAATCCGCCTTGCGCCTTTGGCAAATCGGACATTGCCGCAATCACCTTTTCGATAAACTGCTCCGCATCAACGCCCATCTTTTGCAACTGCTCCGTGTCTGCTGTGCCAAATGCGTCCTGCATTGCCTTGCGGATTTGGGGCACTCGCTCCGCCAGCTGGTTAATTTCCTCTGCACTCACCTTTCCCTTTGATGCAATTTGCGTCAACGCCAAAGCCACGCCATCCAGGTCGGCAGCACTACCACCAGCCAAAGCCAATGCGTTTCCAAACACAGACAAGGCTTCTCTTGCAGTTTCGGCAGAAAAGCCGACAGCCTGTAGACGAACCGAACCTTTGACAGCTTGCTCAAAATCCAATCCTGGTGCCAATGCCGCCTGGCGCAACTTTTCAATCTCCGCAGCAGCCGCTTCGCTGCTTCCCATTGTTGCTGTCATGGCGTTCTGCAAACTTTCAAAATCTGCTGCGGCATTAACTGCCGAAACACCAATTCCAATCAAAGGCAACGAAACGGACGTAAATATCTGATTTGCAGACTGTTCCAATTCTCTGGCCGTCCGCTTCATCTTACGGCTTGCCTTATCCAATTCCTTAATTAATGCCGTGGAATTGGCGGCAAGCTTGACGTTCATTTCTGCGATTGATGCCATTCGTTCAGAAAGTTATCAAAAGATTTTTGTTGCTGCTCTATTGTCGTATTATCTTCTTGCTTTGCGGATTCATTGTGCGTTATCCATTTGGATTGTCTTGCCAATTGCCGCATCTCTTCCACATCCACTTCGGCAGCATCGGCATCCCAGGGAAAAGGCATGAACTTCTTTATGCTTTGCCGACTGCTTTTTTCAATTTGCAGTTGCACATTGTACCATGTGGCAATCCGGCATCGCTCCCAAGCTTCCCTGTTTTTGTGGTCTTCCTGCTCAATGTTAAAGTAATAGGCATCCAGCATCGAAGCAAACCAGCCAGGCGTAGTTATCTCAAATTCGTCTTCGCTTAAATTTAATAGGGCAGCACTAAACTTTAGTGCCGCCCAATTCAGTTTTTTTCTTCTGTGCTTTCTTCTGTCTTTGGCTTGTTGGGATTGCCGCCGTTAAAGCTTTCACCGAATTGATTCATTATGGCTTCCAGCGTTTCCTGTGGCATTTCGTCCAACCAATCAAACAATTCCTGCTTTTCGGCGGATGCGTTCAGCTTTTCCGCCCGGCATCCGTTCGTGTATCCCGCCCAAATCAATTCGATGATGTCCGACAAAAACATTTCGCCTTTCTCGAACTTGGCGCTGATGCTCAATACACTTTGCCCTGTGGCTTTCTCAAATTGGTAGATTGCTCCGTACCCGAATCTGATTGGGCGTTGCTTGCCGCCCAGCTTGTAGTAAGTTGTCATTTGTGCAATTTATTTTATTAAAAAAAATGGTAGGGCATTACAGCCCTACCTTGTTTTGTTTTAGGATACCGTGCCTTTGGTAATCGTTCCTGTCAGCTGAAAAGCACCGCTATAAGTCACGTTGTCACCATTTTGCCCGGATGAAATGGACAGGCTGGTAACGTATGCCGATGCCGACCAATAGGTGTCGCCGTTGACTTCCGTGCTAAAGCGAACCGTGATGCTGGTCCCGGCATTCAAATCCGTGTAGATGTCTTCCGCCGAATAGTTTGTTGCATCGTAAGCAAACAAGCCCGAAAAACTACCTGTTGCTGTTGTGAAGGAAGGAAGGTAGGTTCGGTAATCTCCCGATTCCTTGCAGGTCGTTTCCCGCATCTCCTTTTCAAAACTGATGCTGGCTTCTGTTGCGCAGGCAATCGCAGTTTGGGTGCCTGTGACATCCTTGTAAAAGGTTAAAAGTTTAGCGTTAACAATTCCTGTTGTAGCCATTATTCTTCTGTTTTATCGTGATCAAATGAATTTTTCTTTTTAAGCTTGGCAGGCAAATTGACCTTGCCGTATCCGCCTTCCTGGATTTCGCTGGGTAGGTCGGCAATTCCGGCAGCAATCATCTGCCTTGCTCCTTCCTGCGTCACCAGCACGGTCCTTCCGGCAGATCTTATCCTGGCACCTTCGTATGGCTGCCAATCCTTTATCAGTACAACTTTTGGCATATCATCGTTTTTCTCGAATTTGAAATTCAATATCCCTACTGAATAGAATGGGTTCCAAATCGTATGTTTCATCCCTATCGGAATCGTACAGGCATCCTGTTATTACTGTTGTGCCAAAGGTCCCGGTGGCATTGTTCAGCAAAAATATAACTCTTTCGGCAATGGTTTCCAAGGTGTCGGGATTCTCGGCGAAACAAGAAACTACATAATAATGGTCAACGATTGGCAATCCTTCCTTGCAATGTATCGGCTGTGTATCGCTTCGCTCGTAGACAATGTATGGTGCAGTTTCGTTCTGTGGGGCAAAATTGGGATAGACTTTCTTGTTTGCTGCTGTCGAAGACGACACGCCCAATGCGGATTGCAAAGTGGCATCTGCGCTTAATATTGTATATATAAATCTTCCAATTTCCCCAGGCATTAACCATGCTTTTGAATTGCCTCCCTAATGCTTTTCCTTGCTGCCGATCGGTAACGCTTGTATAAAAATTGTGTTACAGTACCTTTGGCAGCATTAAATCCCAACTTCATAAATGGCGTATTTTTCTTCAAGTTCTTTGTGCCAAAATGAACAAAGTGTGCAAAGTACGCTTTCTTAATTCTTACGCCCACAAACACGGCGCTGTATATGCTTTTGAACCTGCCATGCTTTAATACCTCTATGCTTTGCTTCAAGGCACCTGGCTTTATTCGTTTTTTTATTTTGCCCATGCCCTTCGGTGCCTTATATCGCTTGCTTATTTTTTCCGAGCCGTACAGCTTTACAACCTTGTCAGCCATAGGTGCAAATCCCCTGCTGCTGACTGCAATCATTTCCCCCGCTTCCTGCAAAATCTCCTGCGTCACATTGCCTGGCACATTCGCTTGGGCAAATTCCTTTTTGACATAATCAAATATCTTGCTGACATCCAATTGCCTGTTGCTTGCAAGTTCTTTGTTTGCTCCGACCGAAAGACCAGCAGCCAGGGATTTGTCCAATTTTGGCTTCATCAAACTTTCCTGCTTGCTTTAATTGCCAAGAACCGTTTGCGGCCATAGACCTCGGCAATATTTTCAATGTCGTATTCCAAGCCATCGTACAGCAGCCTATCCTTTGCCGTCATTCCCGATGTCTGACTATTGTACCGAACGATTGCTTTTATGTTGTGCTGCTGTTGCATCCGCATTGCATCCTCCGTTTCGTTTCCACCTTCGCTTTCGTATACCTTTGCAAATGTGCTAAATGCTGTTGTCCAGGTCTGCACAGGAAAGCCTGTGTTGCTTTGTGCTTCCGTCAACCTGCGGCATCCCACTCGCCTGTCAAGATTGCCAAAGCTGTTTTGCCTGTCGAATTTTTCAAATATCATTCGCAAAGTAATTTCGTAGCAACAGGTCAATAATCCTGTTGTTTGGCTTGATTGGCATATCTTCCCGGTTGTCAAATAGGAATTTGACAAATGTCAGCAATGCAATTCGGATAGGTTCCGGCACGCTTGCAGCCGTTGCGCCATATCCAGCTACCAATCTTATTTTGACGGCATCCCTGCGCACATATGTTTCGGGCCATAGCTGTTCGTATGCCCGCCAAATCGCTGGGAACCTGTCGTTGTCCAATTGCGCTTCGTATGCGCTGGCTGACAATGTTTGCAGGTCGTTGTTTGCATCGTAGTAGGTAATGCTGGTAATGCTTTGAACGGGCAAAATCATGGGCTCAATCAAACTGTGCGGATCTTCGGTATGCTTCCATTGCGGAAAGCGTTCCATCGTAAAATCCCACGTTGACGTAATTAAAGCGACATTGTAGTTCTGCTCCACATATTGCCTGGCAGCCTTGATAAGATTGCTTATCAAAGTGTCGTCATCCGTGCCACTCACATTTATGAAATCCTTCGTTTCATTCAATGAAAGTGGTTCGGATGCCGCAGCAGTCACCAATGTCTTTCTTGTTATCCTCATGCGCCGTCTACGTCAGAACGATAAGCCACTACCTTGCCAGACGACAAAGTGAATGCCGTAAATCTTCCAAAAATTATCTGCCCGGCTGGAAAGGTCACACCCGTCCAGGTCCCTTGAAGTTGGAATCCTGTCAATGCGCTGAAGGCGGCATCCTCCACGATTTGGATGGCATACCACTCACCTGTTTGGGCAGATGTGTCGGTGACTATCTTTGCGCCATTCGTGCCAAGCGAAAGATTGTCAACCTCGCCTGCCTTCCAATAGCTGGTGTCCTTGTCAAATATTGGCATATCAATCTAATTTTTTAGGTCTGCCACGCTTGGGCTTTTCATCTTCGCTTTCGCCTTCAACGGGAACAGCATACTGCGCCCGAAGCATATCCTCCGCAATGTGCTGTGGCGCATCCACAATTTCCCCTGCCGCATAGCTGAAGTCCAGCCCCGCCACACTAACTAACAGTTTGATTTTCATTTGCTTGATTTATATAAGGGGTGGCCAAGTTGACCACCCCTGTTACGGTATATTAGGCTTGGATAAGGTGCTTTATGGAACCTGCGGCGATCAAATCGCCATCCACTCGCATGAAGGCAACAAATCCGATTTGGTCAAAATCGCCGTACCGCTCTTCCATCCGCAGCATTCGCATCCCAGCAACTTTGCGCACCAGGTATTTGCTGAAATCACCAAACAGAATCGTCTTCTTGCCTGTGGCAATGGTGTCGATGTCGTTGTTCACCCAATATTGATGGCCCCAAATGGTATCGGGTTCGCCATCCCTTACAGAAGGCACCCACAAAGGAGTGGCATCGGATGCGCCCAACGTTAGCTTTTTGATGGCAGCCAGCGTAAGGTCGTTCAGCATGAAGCCGACTTTTGGACCAACACGGTAAGCCCGATCAACGCTGTGGATTAAATCCAACAATTCGGCTGCTGTGATTGCTGTGGCGGATGCGGCAGTTTTGCCCAAAGTGGACGCAGTCACAACGCCTTTTGGCTTGGAAGATGCGTCACCTGTGGTAAGATGTGTATTGATAATCCGGCCAAGCCGTTCGCCAAGACCATTGGCAACAATTGTGTCAATGTCAATGGCGCTATCCTGCATCAATTCGAAAGGCACCAGGATCTGGTCGCTGGAATATTTAAAGGCATCGAACTGTACGTTACCGAACACCATGTCCACCGTGCTGACCTGGGTGTTGATGCCAAGCAGCCTGCCGGAATTTGCTGTGTCGTTTAGCGTAGGATAATTCAAGGTGTTGCCCGTTGCAGTCAACAATTCGCCTGTTACTGCGCTGTCATACATCGGACCAAAATATTTCATTACCACCTCGATGGTGTTGGCAAATCCGGTAGGAATAAGGTAGCCGCCACCATCTGTCGTAACAGTTTGCGCACGCTTTTGGAAAAGCTGCGATTCGGATGCGTTCAGTCCCTTGCTGCCTGTCCGCATGAATTTTTGAAAAACGGAACGATAGTTCTCATCTGTGTCCTCGGTTTCAACGACAGTATTCCGAGAAGCATTTTCAGCACGGCTTTGGGCAAGTGCAAGTTCCGCCTTCCGTGCTTCCAAGACCTCAAGCTGGCGGATTTGCTTGTCCAGGCTGGCGAAGTCTGCTTCCAAGGCATCGAAGCGGGTTTCCTCTTCGCTGTTCAAATTGCGTGCTTCGGCTTTGGCGCTCCGGTAGATATCCTCCTGCTGCCAAAGGATGTGCGCACGCTTTTCCTTCAGTTCTGCGATATTGCTCATTTTCAAAAGTTTAGATTGTGGCACGCTTGCGTTGCAAACGTAAGCCAAGATGAATTATTGTTTTGTTGTTATATGTTTTGTCGCTCAATTCCTCCTGCGCCCTTTTGAATGCCTCTTCAAAATTCCTCGCTGAAACCGTGGTTTTTTGGTTGGCAGGATAGGTGACAGGCGATACGTCATAAATCTTTTCCATTTCCAAAATTGTGCGAAGAACCTTTTCCCTGCCATCTTCCATTCTTGTGTATTTGTCTTCGTAGCTTTTTATGGTGAAGGCAAAGCTGCTTTGCGTTATATCGCCTCGCTCTATGCTTATTGCCAAATCCCTGGCGTAGCTTATGTTGGCATCGTTCTGCCATTCGTAGTACAAGCCATCCGGGCGCTCCTCCA